TCAATTGATAATGACTTTGGTAGTCTATCTTCATCTGCTGATGTAGGTCCGGGAGGATATGCACCTAGCACTACAGGTAACGCCTTTGCAGGAGATGCATCTGGAGATACCGGAGGCACAGGTAGCGCAGGTTCTGATGCAGCTGCTGCGGGTACTGCTACTGGTCCTATGGGCGATACCGGAGATTATAGTGTCGGCGTAAGTAATGATGATGATACAGATGACGGTGATGGAGGTGCAGGTGCAGGTGCAGGTGCAGGTTCTTACTGTTGCACTAAGATGGTAGAGCATGGAAAGTGGAAGAAACGTCGTGAATATGTGCAGATGCATAAATGGCACATGAAACAAGAACAATGGTGGCGTGATGGCTACGATGTGTGGGGTAAGTTTCTAGCTAATACATTATTAAAAGATGGCAGTGCGTTCTGGACATCTGCAATGCATGAGTTTTATTTACATGCAATTGAAGAACAATCACATACATGGAAATCTGCTTTAGGTTATGGTATAATGTATCCCGGAATATTTGTATTTGGAATGTTAGCTAAAGTTACAGGAAGACATATACATGAAGTTCAGTAATGAAGATATGAAAGATATGCAGGAACGTTATATGAAACTGCAAGAGAAAGATAAAGAAGCATTACGTAAGTTCTTCATCGACTCAAAAGAATCTCGACTATTACGTATGGTCGTGGGTCCAGACTACATGGATTTAGTTTCTATGTTCAAAGGACCAAAGCGTGGTATCGCAGCTCCACGTTAAGGAATAGCTGCTTCAACTGGCTACCTAACGCCCCTAAAGGCAAACCGTTAGCCCCAGAGTAAACGAGGAATATATGGCTCAAACTCAAACTGAAATGACCGAAGATAAACCAGTGCAAAAAGTTATGTCTGGTTTTGGTAAACGAAATGCAAACCAAGCGAAGATTGAACAGGAAGAAAAGGAACTTCAAGAGCTTTTAAGTAAACGAAACGAAGCTCCAGAAGAAACGGAAGAAGAAACGGAAGAAGAAGCGGTAGCATCCGTTGATGCGGAAGATGTGGTTGAAGAAGTCAAGGTTGAAGCAGAAGATACTGCTGAACCTGAATCTGCTGAAGAGCGCACTTTCAAAAAACGTTACGGTGATCTACGCCGTCACGCTCAAAAGAAAGAGCAGGAATTCCAAAAGCAGATTGACGAGCTAAAAACTCAATTAGAAGCTTCTACCAAGAAAGAAATTAAATACCCTTCTTCTGAATCTGAAATGTCGGCTTGGATGGAGAAATATCCAGATATTGCTAAAATCGTAGAAACAATTGCGATGAAAAAGGCAAAAGAACAAGCAGACGAATTTGAGTCTAAATTTAAACAAATCGATGATATGAAGCTAGAAGCTCAGCGAGAAAAGGCTGAAGCTGAGTTGATGCGATTACATCCAGATTTCGATGATATCCGTGACAGTGATGAGTTCCATGAGTGGGTTGAGCTACAGCCTAAGTGGATTCAGGATGCCTTGTACGACAATGATAGCGATGCTACCTCAGCAGCTCGTGCAATTGATCTGTATAAAGCTGACAAAGATATTGTAACTAAAAAGAAATCTAACAGTAATAAAGATGCCGCTTCTGCTGTACCTACCAAAGGAGAGCGCAATTCTCCAGAGGGAGACAGCAACAAAAAGACTGTACGTGAATCTGACGTAATGCGTATGTCTGCGGATGAATACGAAAAAAATGCTGACTTAATTGCTGAGGCGATTAGGAACAATCGTTTTGTCTACGATGTCAGTGGTTCGGCACGATAAGTGCTTGACAAATAAAATTTTGTGAGTATAACTATGCTCACTTTATCGCAGCCCCTGATCTCAGGATACCTGCAACTTAAATGAGATATAACACCCTGTTTATTCGGTGTCCTGCCAAGACGTTGAATTTACAGGGATTATATTTCGCCTTCAGAGAATACTCATTTGATTGAGCCGTTTTAGCACCGTGGCAGGTACTTTTACCACCTCAACACCAGATGACCTCTTCCGAAGTTACTAATATCTTATTTTCCCTTTGCAAATATAGGAGTGTCTAACAATGGCATTTGGTTCAGCATCGGGTTGGAATAACCTACCTAATGGTAACTTCAGCCCAGTAATTTATTCTAAACAGGTACAACTTACCTTCCGTAAGTCTTCTATCGTAGAAGACATCACCAACAATGATTACTTCGGTGAGATTGCTCAAATGGGCGACTCAGTAAAGATCATTAAAGAGCCTGAGATCTCAGTTTCTTCATACTTGCGTGGTACTGCAATTGCTGCTCAAGATCTTGACGATGATGATTTCTCACTGGTTATCGACAAAGCAAACTACTTTGCATTTAAAGTTGATGACATCGAAGAAGCTCACTCACACGTTAACTTCATGCAGATGGCTACTGACCGTGCTGCATACCGTTTGCGTGACCAGTATGACCAAGAAGTACTTGCGTACTTGTCTGGTTACACTCAGTCAGCTCTTCATACCAACGGCGACACTGTCAACACCACTGTAAATGGCACTAAGGCTAACACCTCTGCTGATTCAGATGAATTGTTGGCAACCAACAAGTTGGACGACTCAGACTTCAACTCAGGTACTGCAACTAATGCAATCCCTGTTGTTCCACGTCTGCCGGGTGCAACTTCGTTCCCAACAAACTCAACTTCTCCACTTCAGATTCTTGCTCGCATGAGTCGTAAGTTGGACGAGCAGTTTGTAGACACTAGTGGTCGTTGGATTGTTATCGATCCAGTATTCGCTGAAATGTTGAAAGACGAAGATTCTCGTTTGTTCAACTCAGACTTCGGCGGTTCTGGTTTGCAGAATGGTCTTGTTATTAACAACCTACATGGTTTCCGTGTATATGTTTCTAACAACATGCCTTCTGTTGGTACTGGTCCGGCTGTAGGTTCTACTACCTCACAAAGCACAAACTACGGTGTGATCACCGCAGGTCATGACTCAGCTATTGCTACTGCTCAGCAGATCAATAAGACAGAGTCTTACCGTGATCCAGACAGCTTCGCTGACGTTGTCCGTGGTATGCACTTGTATGGTCGTAAGATCTTGCGTCCTGAAGGTATCGTAACTGCACGTTACCAAACTGGCTATTAATAGCTAGTCTAATTGGGGGGAGGCTTAACTGTCTCCCCCTTTTTCCCGTTAAAGGTTTCTAATTTAAATGGCTACTTATTTAAATCTTACTAATGAATTGTTACGCAGGTTAAATGAAGTTACCATTGACAGCGTTGATTTTCCTAATGTGCGTAATATACAAGCATTAGCTAAAGATGCTATTAATAGCTCCATTCGTACCATCTTACAATCGGCGCAAGAGTGGTCGTTTACATTAGCTACTAAAGAACAAACAATGACTGCGGGAACGCAGGAATATGATTTCCCAACTACTCTATCATCAGTAGATTGGGAATCTTTTTTTATAAAGAAACTATCTAGTGCAGATAATGCATCTCAAAAATTACCTGTTGTATCTTACACAGAATACCTAGATAGCTATCGCCCAAAAGACGAGGATGCAGGTACTGACGGTTACGCTGTACCAATGCGTGTTTATCAAACGCAAACTAATAAGTTTGGCGTATCTCCAATACCCGATGATTCTTACGTTATTGAATATAAATACTGGTCTTTCCCTTCAAATCTAACTGCTTATACAGATGTGTGCGCTATTCCAGATAGATTTAATCATGTGATTATTACAGGCGCAATGATGTACATGATGCGTTTCCGTTCTAATGAACAAAGCGCACAATTACATGGAAAAGAATTTGAAGAAGGTATAGATATGATGCGTAGACTTTTAGGTGATGATAAATTATCTTTGCGTTCAACATATATTGTAAGATAAAAGCACTATGGCTGACGACTTACAAATATTTAAAGTCTACTGTCAAGGTGGATTAAATACCAACAAAGACTTATTGTCACAGGGTGAGTTTGAGCCGGGTACTGCTACCCGATTAATTAACTACGAACCTGCATTGACTGGTGGTTACCGCAAGATCAGTGGTTATGCAAACAACTACCCAAACCTACCGGGTCAAGATAAAACATTAGGTGTTTGTGTCTTTGATGGTATTAATGACGGTATACTTGCTTGCCGTAAACCTAGTAGTGGCAGTGACTATTTGCATTATTGGGACACTGCAACGGAAGCGTGGGTTGCCGTAACTACTTCCGGTAGTCCAACTATGACGGGTGTATCTAAAGTACGCTTTGTTAAATACAATTGGGCAGGAGCAAAAGTAGTTTTAGTTGATGGTGTAAATCCTGCCGCATATTATGACGGTACTACGTATACACAGATTACACACGCTAATGCTCCGACTGCTCCTAAGTATGCTAGTGAATTTAATAATCATATCTTCTTAGCAGGAAATGCATCAGATCCCTATAACGTATACTTTTCATCTCCTTATAATGAAACAGATTATGCTCATGCAAATGGATCTGGAGTAATTAATGTAGGCTTTCCAGTAATACAGCTTAAAGTATTCCGTAATGAGTTGTACATTTTTGGCGTAAACAACATCAAAAAAATAACTGGAAATAACATAGCTAACTTTACATTGGAAGATGTAACTCACAACTTAGGCTGCGTAGCATCTGATTCTATTATTGAGCTAGGCGGCGATTTGCTATTTATGGGACCAGACGGATTACGTCCTATCTCCGCTACTGACCGCATCGGTGACGTTGAGCTTGAAACTGTATCTAAAAACATTCAGTCAATTATTAATGACACTGCAATCAGCCAAGACTTAGAAGGCTTGAATTCTGTAGTAATACGAAGCAAATCACAATTTCGTATATTTTTTGCAGCATCAGAATCTAATGGAATCATTGGTGGCTTGCGCCAATCACGAGAAGGCGGCATTGGATTTGAGTTCGGTCAACTATTAGGTATTTCAGCTACTTGTGCAGACTCAGGATATATAGGTCAAAACGAATATGTATTGCACGGTGATAGTAATGGTAAAGTATATCGTCAGGAAATAGGTAGTAACTTTGATGGTAACGATATTTTTAGTCTATTCCAAACTCCATATTATCACTTAGGTGATCCAGAGTTGCGTAAGAACTTCCTTAAGCTATCTACGTATATGCGAAGTGAAGGAACTAATAACATCACGGTAGGTTTGGTATATGACTACGAAGATGAGTATGTACAAAATCCAAACGATTATAATTTAAGTACAGCAGACGCTGCTGCATTTTATAACGAAGCTTTATTTGATACTGCCGGTGTAATTTATGATGGTAACCCATCACCTGTATTCAAAACAAACATTGCAGGTTCTGGTTTCTCAGTATCAATTAAGTATGTAACAAACGATACTAATGCTAGTCACAGTATTCAAGGCTTAGTATTACTATTCGGGGTTAATGATAGAAGGTAAACAATGGCAGGATATACTAGACAATCTGTTGCTGATATTATTGCGGGAGCTACAGTCCGTGCTGCACCAATCAATGCAGAATATAACGCTATTCGTGATGCATTTAATGAAACAACAGGGCACACACACGATGGCACTTCGGCAGAGGGTGCCTTTGTTCCGTTAATTTCAGATACTGATAATTATAATAAAGTTGTAGTAGATGCAGTTAATAATCGAGTATCTATCTATACGGAAGTATCGGGCAACGGTGTTGAGCAAATTCGCATTCAAGATGGTGCGATTGTTCCTGTAACTGACGATGACATTGACTTAGGTTCAGCGGGTGCTGAATTTAAAAACTTATATATTGATGGTACAGCTAACTTAGACGCTTTAATCTCAGCTGCTGTAACAATCACTGGAGGTAACATTGATGGTACAGTTATTGGAGGCACTACTCCCGCTGCTGTTACTGGTACTACTGTTACTGCTAGCACTGGATTCGTAGGCGATCTAACTGGTGATGTAGCCGGTGATTTAACTGGTGATGTCACTGGTAATGTAACGGGTAATGTCACTGGTAATCTTACTGGCAACGTAACAGGCAATGTCAGTGGTAACATCACATCTACTGGTACTTCTACTTTTAGTACTGTTGACGTAAACAGCGGTGCTATTGATGGCACAACTATCGGTTCTACTTCACCTAGTACAGGCGCATTTACTACCGTTAGTGCATCGGGGGGAGTTACAGCCGATGTAACAGGCGATCTAACAGGTAATGTCACAGGTAATGTCACAGGTAACGTGACGGGCAACCTCACTGGTAACACCACAGGTAACGTCACTGCTTCTACGGGCACTTCCACGTTTAACAACGTTACTGTTAACGGTACGTTAGACGTAACTGGTACTACCAT